AGGCGATAGGGGAAACAGTAGGGGATACGGCTTTATTTTTACTTTTATCGTCATTGTCTTCATACATTTAAACAATACTCATTTGTGATTTTTTGGTGTCTGCATCATCTAGTAAGCCAGCAAACCTAGTGCGTGTGCTATTCATTCGCATCAGCGACAGCCTACGTTTATAAAGTGATTTTAGTTCTTCTGGATCTGTTGTTTCTGCAATTGCTTTGTTGATCTCATCAATGCCCATTGGATCTACAATAGGGGGGGTGTTAGGAACGACAGGGGTGGTGTCTTTAATACCTTCGGGAACTGTTGATGGAGTCACCACTGCTCCCTTACCTAAACCATCACCATTTGTCTTTTTTGCTACCGCAACACCATCCACAAAAGTTGTTGATGTTTTATCGCCTAAGCTAAGGCCAAACAGGCTAGGATCATAAGCGCGAGTGACTATTGACGGGCCACCTTTGTAGTCGTAAGTTGTGTCTTGGCTCTCTCCAAACAATCCGTATTTAGCGCCTACAGTTTTTGAAACGCCACCAACTATGATTCCAGATTTAGTTAAATCAGCTTTCTTTTCGGCAGTCATTGCAGGATCGTCAGTAGCGCCAAGCACAGCCAT